CGCCATCCACAGGCAGCGCCACCACACACGACACCAAAATCCGCCCCGGAGTCAGGTTCGCCGCCGATCCCCGCCGCACCGCCACCAAACCCGGCTCCTGAAGGTCCGCCACGAAGCCGATGATGCTCGAAACGGGCAATTCCACCATCACTTTGTCGCCCATCGCCAAAACGTTGCCAATTCGGTCCTTCACTTCGCCCCCCTCAACATTCGCTCCAACTTTTCAACCGTTTTCAACGTCTCCGGCCATGCCTCGATTGCTCTCCGTTCCCGCTCCTCATGCGCCTCACGATTCATTCTATCTTGCTCCAATCGAACTCGTTCCCGCTCCGCTTTGATGGCTTCAATTCGCTCCCACTCTTGCTGCTGATACGCTTCAACCTCCGCCTCATCAACCGGAGTCGAAGGCCCGTTATACATGCCAATACAGGCGTTCATCGCTATTCGACAACGCTCTTTCGCCTTATGCAACCGCCATTGCTGCATCTCAACCCATGATTTCCCGCGATCTTCGTACGCGCCACGCATCCGCAGGGAGTCTAGCGCGTCCCGTACCCGCCGTAGCTCCCACTGGAGAGCCGTGGTGGATGGCCCAGGTGGATCAACAGCACCGCGCTCCGGCGCGGGTGTAGTGGTTTTTAAAACCTCTCCCTTCTTCTCGGGGCAATTTTTTGCCCCCACCCCCCCTTCTAAGCCCATTAGAGTGTAAACATTGCTGGCATTGCGATTTTTTGTTACCCGGCGCTGTATCACCCCAAGCAAACCCAACTTTTCCAGCTTCCGGCAGTAGTACCGCACCGACCGCTCACACCGCCCCACCAGATCAGCGAGAAGGCGATTACAGGGGTCCACGATGCCCCGCCGCCACAACTTGATGAAGATGCGGTACAGCTTCTCAAGGATGGGGTCTAGGTCAATGTCCGCAGGGATGGGAGTGAACTCGTAAGATACCCGCGCCAACCGCCGCGAAGATTTCACGAAACTTTCAACAGCTAAGGAGTTGACATCATTGCGGGTGTTTGATAGCGTCTGCATAACGTCCGGCCTCGATCCGGGCAACAAAACTCCTGTACCATGCGCTGACAACGCATAGGGTTTTGTCGGTGGTGTCAAGTGATTCAAGTTGGGGCTAGGTGTTCAGACCTAGCCTCTCTACCGTTAAGGAACGTTGAAGCGGCTGGAGAGAGCGCCGGGATTTATTTCCGACGAGAACTCACAGCCGCTTTTACTTTGCGGCGCGTCCGTGGCGCACCACTGGGAGAAAATCAATCTAAAATTTTGCGCGTTTTGTAGAACGTCATACATTTTGGTACTCCCCTTGCCCTGAATTGGGGCCGACGGGGGAGATTCAGGGTCTCACCCCGTCACTGCGTTGGTAGCGAACCAACGTTTGACCTCAAATGTCTTTAGGACGCCGACGCCCAACAAGACAGAGCCAGAATATAGAAAATTAACGGGTTTAAGTCAAAGTGGGGGTTAAGGCTTTTGATTCCTCTGCGGATACGGGCGTTCCTCCATCATTCGGATCACCTTGGCAAACGCAGCCCGGATGTGAATGGGAACCTCCATGAGCGAACTCTTTTCCAGCTTCATGCCCAGCCCGAAGCGGAGGATGGTTCGACACTCGACGCACACCGTAAAATCGCCCAACCCCGGCGCGTCACGACTGGTCAGGTTGGTGACGCCATCAAGCCTGTGAGAACAAACCGGGCAGATGCTCAACGGCATCCGCCCGGTATAGCCATCCCGAATAAATGGATTCCACATCGCTATCCCTCCGGTTCCTCCTCCTCATCCGGCCCGTTCATCTCCAGCTTAGTGTCGATCAAAACCGCGTCACCCGCAATCACATCACGCCGCCCATGCACATAGAGCCGGGTTGCCGCAATGTTCAGGGGCTTGCGTTTCAACTTCCCTTCGTCGTCAATCACAAGGTACCTGCCTTCGGTGGTGTAGCGGACTTCGATGTAGCCACCAACCAAGGTTTGCAACTCTTCGAGACCCCAGTTCACGCCATTCGGCGGAGTCAAAATCTCCGTCGTTCCGTCACTCCGCAACAATGTCGCCATAACTACACTCCCCCTTCCAAGTGGTCTTCGAGTAGCGAAGCCCGCTTTTTGAGACTGCTAATTTCGTCTTCGTGAATCCGAGCGATTAACATAGCGTAGCGAGCGAGACGGTCAACCGTCCGCTCCGTCTTGTCGAAACGGTCTTCGGCCTTCGTCAAACGAGCTTCAGCCTTCGCTTGATTCTCCGCAGTTTTATGCAGGGTTTGAGCGGTTAGCTCAAGATTTACGGCCATTGCATCTAGCCGCTCCTCAATCGACGCCATTACTCGCCCCCAGTCTCCGCAGCCGGAGCAGCGGACATCAGTAGTTCGTTAGCCAGTTCCGCGATGCGAACGGAGTTGTCAACTCCGGCTCCGCGCAGGACGCCAAGCAGATAAAACAATTCCATCCGAGGGTCTTTCGGTTGCGGATGAAGTGCCGCGTTGCTGTTGTTTGAAGGGCGATTGTCCCTCGCAGGTGCCGTCGTCTTTGCCAAGTTATTCCTCCGTCACTTTCTTTTTTGCATCAGCCTTCCGCGCAGCCAACTTGAGAACCTTGTCAGCCTCGCGCATGAGGGTTTGGGTTGCCCAGCCGTTGAAGGAGATGCCCTTTTCCCTCGCCGCATCGTGCAACCTGTTGTTATCGACCGACAAAAGGCGGATGGACTGGACAATCACGCCTGTACGCCGCCGTGACCGCCTACCCACCCCTTTTGCATAGCTGTTAATGGTGATTTTTTTTGCTTCTCTTTTCATTGCCATATAACTACACTATCGAGTATAGTCATTTTATGTCAAGCGAAATGGAAGATGTAGTTACTTTCACCGTTCCCTACCTCATTCCGCCAACGGGCAACCACTATAAGAAACCATGTCGCTACACCGGGAGAGATGGATACTCCCACATGGGTTTCAAACTCACCGCCGAGGCCCAAGCGTACAAGTATGCCGTCGCCGTCTTCTCTCGCCGCCGCACCGTGGCCCCGCCCGACGCCGGGAAGAAAAAAACCGCCTACGACGTACACATGACCGTCGTACTTGGCCCCCGGCAGAAGGGCGACGAAGACAACTTCCACAAGGTAGGTCTCGACGCCCTCCAGTACGCCGGAGTCATTCACTCCGACAGCTACGCGCATTGCGTCTGTGACGTGATCCGCAACGACCGCACCAACCCCCGCACCGAATACACCGTACAGAGGAGAGAACTTGAGAACCGATAACTACAGCAACGTAACCCCCCACTGCGTCATGTGCGGCAACGTCATCCCCGCCGACCGCCCCAAACACGCCATCACCTGTACCAAAGAGTGCAGCGACCTGCGGAAGAACTGGAGACGCAGCAAACAGGATGCGCGGGAGTGCCGCTATTGCCGCCGCCCCGCGTCACTGGCCGAGCGCAGCCGCTACCAGCGATGGCGGCGATGGGAAGAGAAGAACCCCCCGCCCGATGCCGAACTCAGCCCGGAGGAGCTTGCCGACCGCGAGTATCGTAAGAACAACCCGCCCAAGAAACGCGGCCCGAAACGCAAACCCACAACCGAACTCCAGCCCGACACAGACGGCTACCCCGGCACAGAGCCGTTTCCTGAAGACGTGGCATAGATAACCATCACCAAGGGCGGGGAGATTCATTGGCGCCCCGCCCCAAGGCCAATACACATGAGAAAAAAAGACCGCACTAGTGAAGAGAAGCGATTCGATGGTATAGTCAAAACCGCCGTGATGAAGCTTGGGCCTAATCCTCAAGTCGCACCACAGCCAATCCCCTTCCCCTATGTTCTCTGTTGGGACCGCTTAGGGCGCAAGGGGCAGCGAGTGGCTATCATTCGCCAATCCACCCAGACAGCGCAGATCAAGTTTGAGGATGGTTTCACCACCGTCATCAATCGTCAGGCACTCAGGCGCATCTAGGGCGCGTCCGGGGGCCAACCGGAGGCGCGTCATGCTACTCGTTGTCGATATTCTTCTCGTTAGTTTCATCATCGCCCCGCTCTGCGACCTCGTGTTCAATGAGCGCGTCCGCGTTCCCATCAAAATCGCCGTCTATGCCATCGCCCTCGTTTGGGTTTTGTACTGGCTGTTCTTCGCCGGAGGGAAACCGTATGCCGGGTAAAAAGGGAAAGAAAAACGTTGGCTCCAACATCCGCGAATTTACCAAGGGACCGACCTTCAAAAAAACGGCCCGCAAAAAAGGCCGCAAACGAGCGTTGAAGCAGGCCGTCGCAGTGGGTCTCCGTCAAGCCGGAGTGCCACGCAAGAAAGCCAAAAAGAAAAAGAGGTAGAGGGATGGACTCACCCGCCGCATCCGCCGCCAAAGTTCTCAGCAGCAAGGGCAAGAAACTCCACACCCACGGTATGCACATCCGCCGCACCAAAAACGGATACATCGCCAAGCATGAACTAGCCGACAGCAAAGGCCAGCCGCCGCAGGACGGGCAGAGCGCCGAGGCCGAGTACAACGTTGGGGCCGATCCCGCCGAGCTTGCCCAGCACGTACAGCAACACATGGGACCAGTCGAGCCGGATGAGCCGGAGCCGGGGCAGTGATTCGCCCACTTCGGGTCAGTCTCAGCTTCGCCAGTCCTCTCCATCTCACCTTCGACCCCTCGCCAGCGCCGTCGCAAGCGGGAGCATGGGTTTCCTCCACCATCGACGGCGTAACCGTGAGAGGAGCCGCGCCAATGTCCTACATCCTTCCCGATGACAAGCAGGTTGATTTACAGATTTCCTATGTGGACTCCAAAGGGCATCCCGCAGCGGTTGACGGCGATGTAGCTTGGTCATCCTCCGACGACAGCATTTGCACCGTGACGGCAGCGCCAGCCGACTCCACCAAGGCGCGTCTGCTATCCGGGGCCAACCTTGGCAACGCCCAGATTAGCGCGACCGCCGATGCCGACCTGGGGGCAGGAGTTTCGCAGATCATCACCCCGTTCGATGTAAGCGTGGTGGCAGGGAGCGCAGTGGCCGGAACCATCACCCCCGGCGAACCGCAGCCGATCACACCCGCCGAGCGCCAGAAGCGCGGCAAGTGAACCCGCATTTTAATTGGCGCAAACTCCGCGATCCGTCCGCCGAGCGTGGCGACAACCGCGCTTGGCGGGAGGAGCTAACGGATATTGTCTTGCATAAAGAGGAAGTGAAGGAGGACGGGCGGCGATGCTGCAAGACCAACCTGCTCGCTCTCAGCTACGTTCTAGGCTACTGCCTGATAGACGAAGCCGTTCACCATGAGGCTATCGCGTTTTTCCCTGAGATTGACCCGGCGCAGACGGTTGCCGAACTCTACATCGGGCGCAAGCGGAGACGCACCCTTCTCTACCCGCGCAACACCTACAAGACCACCCTCGACAACGCCTACTGTGTGCAACTCATCCTGCATTACCACATGACCATCGCCATCCTGATTATGAGCGGAGGCAAAGAACTGGCCTTCGCCTTCGTGGATCAGGTAGCCAGCTTCTTCGTCAATGCCTCGCACCGACCGCGCACCCTGTTTCAATCCCTCTTTCCCGAACTGTGCGTACCCCGACCATCCAAAATTCCGGGGCAATTCACCTGTCAGCTTCGCCAGCATGACCCGAAGATCATCGAGCCGATGATATGGGCGAACTCCATCGACTCCAACGTTACCGGATGGCACCCCGACGTTTTGATCTACGACGACATCAACACCAACCGCAATAGCCGCAAGTTTGAAGGCCGCGTTGCCATTACCAAGGCGTACAAACTCACCCGCAAAATTCTCAAGCCAACTGGCTTCGAAATCAAGATCGGGACGCCCTATGGCTTAGGCGACACCTTCAGCGATGAGGTTCTGACGGCGAGGCCGGGGAGCTATCACCGCGTCTTCAAACCCGCGCTTCGATTGCTCAACGGAGAGCGCCTAGACCCCAACGGGTTTCCTCTCGAAAGCGATATGGAACTCCTCTTCCCTGCCATCCTCAGTTATGAATTTTTGCGCGAGGAGTACGAAGCCGACTACGAGTTTTTCATGTCTCAGTACATGCTCGACAGCTACGGAGCCGCCGAACTGGTTTTTACCGAAGCCCAAATGCTTGCCGCGATGGTGGACGAAGACAAAGTGCCGATGGAGGGGCAAAGGTTCCTCCACTTCCGGCTACCCTGCCGAAGCATCAACTGGCAGACAACCTCCGGCGCGGTAGGCATTATGCACCGCAATCGCATGTATATCGCGGAGACTTTGCAAGGCCACTACAAGCCATCGGCACTCGCCAAGATCATCCACGATACAGCGCGGCGCAACGGCTTGCACAACATCACCATCGAAGAATCGCCGGGAGCGCGGATGATGCAAGCCGCAATCAATAACTACAGTTTGACGACAGGCTGGAAAATTCAGATCACATGGACGGAGTTTCAGGCCGACGCCGGAGAGCGCGACACCCGTATCCGCCATCTGGAGCCACTGCTGGCATCCTCGCGTCTCTTCTTTTCCGACGCCTTGAAGACCAAGCCGCTCATCGAAGGCTTCGTGCAGTACGGCATGACCCCGGATGATGGCTTGCCCGATATCATCTCGCGGGTTGCCGATCACCTTCCGGTAAGCCTCGAAGCCGGAGAGATGGCCGAGCAAGACCTCGCGTGGGAGATGATGCGCGAACGCGACAAGTACAACCTCATCTATGGGCGCGGAGTGTACTCGCCCTCAGAGCCGGAGCCGGAGGAAATCGAACCGCGATCCAGTTTCGAGGAACACCCGGTAACCTCTCAGGGGCTAGAAGTCTGGATACCGGGCCTCGAATAAGTTTCGCCTAGCCTTCGCCCTGTGGATTTAGCAAGTTGCGGCAGATCAAGCAAAGGGTCTATGATCCCCCAACTGATGTAACACGGCAGTCATCTTCCTAGGTCAAGAACGCATCCCCAACGGATGCCACTAAAACAACGGAAGTGGCCGGATAGAAATACATTAGCCGACCCGGAAACCCGTACAGCCACAATCAGGGTTTTTTCAAGGGTAAGGCTATGGCCGCGTCTTCCATTCTGGAGATGAAGCATAATCCCGCCGCCCCGGTAAAACCGGGCGACGTGACGACCTCTCCCAATCCGACGATCCCGCCGAAGTACACCGACGCCGCCGTTATCAGCATTGTGGTGCAGGACTACGAACGCGCCAGCAAATGGCAGGACGACCGCCGTTGGCCGCTGCAATGGACAGAGAGCGACATCCTGTATCAATCGCCCCGCACCATGAGCGTCTTTGAAGGGTCCACCGTTACCCGGTCGAACGTCTCCCGCTTCACCGTAGCCAAGCAGACCAACTCCCTAGCCCCCGCGATCACATCCGCCATCTTTTCGGATGCAACCCCGTTCCTAGTGCGGCCCCGCCCCGCCACTCATCAGGACACAGTAAGAGCATGGACGGACCTTGTTTCCGAACTGCTGGACGAAATCTTTTTCAAGCAAGAGTGTAGTTATGGGATTCAGGGCATGGTGAACTCCGGCACCGTCATCTTCAAAATCGGATGGGAGACGGAGACCAAGGTAGAGACCCACTACCGGAGAAAGAAAGCCCCGCCGCAAGTGCCGATGCCGCTAGGCCAGCCCATGACGGTGTTTACCGAGGAGAGCGATGAGTTTGAAGCCGTCGAAGAAGAAGTCACCCGCAACCGCCCCACCTTCGAGAAACTTGAATTGGGCGAAGTCTTCATCGACCCGAAGTGGAAGAACCCGAATCAGCTATGGAAAGCCAAGTACATCATCCACCGCAACTACATCAACTACGACGACCTTACCCGGCTCCGAGAAAATCCCGACTACGACATTCCCAGCGATGACATCCTCCGCCACATTTTCATGTCAGATGAGGAGCAGACCGAACCCATCGAAGGCACCGAAGAATCCATGACGGTCAACACCAGCGTTCATCACGCCGCCCGTCAGGATACCGACTGGAGCGAAGACCCGCTATTAAAACCGATGCAGTTATTGGAGTGGTGGGATAAGGGCCAAGTACGCGCTGTGCTGCAACAGAAATGCGTCATCCGCAACGGCAAACATAAGATGCCGGAGAAACCTTTCCTTGCGGCCAACTACTGGGACATCGAGAACAGCGGTTACGGCATGGGAGTGGGGCGCATCAGTGGCGCGGACCAGCGCGTAGAGCAGGGCATGATAAACGCCATTCTGGACATCCTAGCCTTCGCGGTACAGCCGGAGTATGCCATCGCTCGGGGAGCGAATGTGCCGACTCAAGACCAGCGGCGAAGGCTAGGCGGTATTCGCATGGTGGACGGGCAGGATGCCACCAAAGCCGTCTCTCTGGTGCCGCAACCGCAGGTTCCCCCTGATGGATGGAGAGCAATACAGGCGGTTGTCGGATCGAGCGAAGGAGCGACCGGAGCCGACCAAGCCACAGTGCAAGGCGTTCTCCCCGGTCGAGGAAGCAGCGTGGGGCATTCCGGTACGGGTGCCGGGATGCTCCAAGCTGCATCGAGTGGCCGTCTGCAAAGCCCGGTAGAGCGTTTCATCGACGGAGTATTCATCCCCTTCCTCAACTTCCTCTTTCAGATGGTGAAGGAGCGGATGCCGATACAGGAAATCCGCGACCGCATTGGCGAGCGCAGCAAAGACCTCGTGACCGACTTCGGAGACTTCATGGCGACCAACGTTAAGTTCGAGACGTTGGCCGGAACCAAGCTGGCAGCGCGGGGCCGCATGGCACAGGCGTTGCCGTTCCTGTTGGAAGTGTTCGGCAATCAGGCGCTCATTCAGCAACTCACCCAGGTTGGTTACAAGGTCAACGTGATGGAACTCGTCAAGATGGTTCTGGACATGAGCGAGTGGAAGAACCGCGCCGATCTTGTTGTGCCGATGACGCAACAGGACATGCAAACGATGGCGCAACAGAACCCCGCCGCAATCAAAGCCCAAGCCGACGCCGCCCAGCTACAGCAGAAACACCAAAACGATTTGGAACTGGAAGATAAGAAAATCGCGGGCCGCATCGCCACCAAGAGCGTAGACACTACCCACAAAACCCTAGTCGAATCCCCGCTCCAACGCGCCTCCAGTTTTGCCGAGCGCACCGCCGACGAGCGATCCATGCAAGCCAGCCAGTTCTACGGAACGTCAGGAGGAGGGTAAATGGACAGCGAAAAATTCATGGTCATCCCGCCGCGCTATCAACGCGCTCTTGAGATGCTGAGAGCGCAGAGGCTACGCGATCCCTTCGGCGCAATCGGCACAGGCGCAATGCGCGATGAAGACGACATCTTCACGCTGGAACAGATCGTCACCCCGCTATGGGAGCGCGGCCTGATTGAAGACCTCACATGGACAGACTTGAAAGAAGGCGGCAAATACTTCGTCCGCCTCACCCAGCTAGGCGACATCTGCCTCAGCTTGGGATACATGCTGCGTGAGACGCGAAAGGTCACTCTTGGAGAAATGAGATTTTTAGCAGGACAAGAAACAAAAACTACACTGCCACCCGCCACCGCTGAACGACTCGCCAAACACGACGCCAACGAAGAGAAAGAAGCTATCGCATGATCGAGAACGCCATCCGCAACGAGAGACGGTTTGGAGTGACAGCGGAACTAACTCCGCTACAACGCCGCAACCTGTTTCAGATACGTGGCAGCGAGGTATGGCCCGATCTCCTCGATGTGATGGAGATGTGCTGTATCGAAATTGAAACCCAACTCATCAACACCGCCGCCGAACGCGAGGCCGAGGTTCTGGCTAACCACAAAATGGCGAAGGCGGCATGGCAAATTTTTACGCATCTGCAAGAGAAGGTGGACAAAGAAATCTCTCTCTATGTCAACAGCAACGCCAGCAACGCCGCGTTGCCGCTGCTAACCGCCGAAGAACAATTGGTCGAAAACATGCTCGATCCAACCCGACCGATAGCCTTCGACGACGCCAACTAAACGAGGAGAAATGGGTGATGAAATACACATGGCTTAATGAAGGTGAACCCGATGAAAACGGCGATTATATTGCCGTCATCGAAAACGCCGAGGGAAAGCGAATCTCAACCTTTAAGGGCCGGACCTATAAAGAGGTTGCCGATGCGCTGTTGCACTCTCAGGCCAACGCCAATCGTGAAATCAGCCGACTCAGACGGCCCGACCGTGCGAGGATACCCCTACCGCTCCAAACCGAAACGAAAACACTAACCGCCGCCGACAAACTTCGCCTCTCGACGGACATTACCGATCCTGACAAAGTTGTGGATGCCGTGACCGAAATCGTCACTCACGCGCAGGGTGCAAATCCGCGTGAAATCACTACAAGACTCGCCACCATGACCGACGACCAGCGCGACCAGTATTACAAAGACGAAGCCATTGCCTTCGTCCAAGCCACCCCCGATTACTACCCGGTACAACAGAATCGTGACAAACTCTTCGCTGCGTTGAAAGACAGTCAGCTAGACCTCACGCGCAACAACCTCGCACTCGTTTACCAAACGCTCTCCGATCAAGGCCAACTCATCGCATGGCCGGAGGAGCCAACCGATGGACCCAAACCTAACGGACAGATGCGCGAATCTTCGCCGGAGCCTAATCCTCCCTCTCCTACAAGCACCAGACCACGGAGCGTATCGACAGGGATTCGGAGCAGTGACGCATCCGCTACCGCACCCCCGCCGCCTATGCCGAAGAAGATCACACGCGCAGACATCGAGCGCATGTCGAGGGCGGAGTATCAGGAGAGATTGCGAGACCCAGCCTTCAGAAAAGCGGTCGATGCTTTAGGCGCGTGACTTCCCACTGAGGGGGATAGTCACATGCGAGACCTATCAAAAGCCGCCGAGTGCGGCAGGAAGTTTGCGAAGAATGTAGTTATTCCGTTCATCGAGTTTGCCGCCGCCATCGGCGGACAACTCTTCGTATGGACGCATGACGTGGCGCTGTACCGCGTACACGGAGCGTTGGCTGTTGGCGTCTCGCCAGCATCCAACTTGACCACCAATCTGCCGCAATCGGTAGTGACCAGTTTCGATAAAGTCTTCATTGAAAATTTGAAAAATGAGACGCCGTGGTGCCGATGCACATCACGGCGAACACTGGATGAGAACAGCGGAAATAAATTGGTACTGTTTATGTACCAAAATCTTGCCGCTCCAGCTTCGCCGCCGACTCAGGCACCGGAAGGGACAATCCAAACCGGATTGACAGTTTCGGTCGTGCAGAACACCAGCACCATCGGAAACTACGCCGACTACGCGAACATCTCAACCTATGCCCTGCAAACCGCGATTGACCCGGCACTCGAAGCCCTTGGAGTGCAGATGGCCTATCGTCTCGCGCAGGTTGTCAACATCATCATTCAGGCCACCGCCGACGGAGCCAGCGTAGTCGATGCGTTGGTGGCCCACACCCCGCTAGGCACCAACCTTGTTGCACAGGACATCACTTCGATGGTGCAGTCTCTCGCCGCCGTCAATGCCCTGCCCTTCGCGGACGGGCGCTTTACCGGAGTCATCCACAGTTTCATCGTGGGCGACATCCTGATCAGCACCCAGCCCAACGGCATCACCGATGTTTTGAAAAGAACGGCGGAGGGTCAGGAGAAGTTGCGCGAACTCCCGGCACCCGATGGCGACAATGTTGCCGTCATCGACTGGGGCGGAGCCAGCTTCCATCAATCCAACCTTGTCAAACAAACTGGATCGGCCCCGGTCAAATTCCGAACCTATGTCATCGGCAAGGATGGCGTGATTGGAATTAGTTTCGGCGCAAAGGAAAACACACAAATCGGAGATGGTGACTGGAGGAACCTGCAAGTGTGGGTCCGCAGACTGACGGAGCCAAGCGGTTATGACCCGTCACGCATGATTGGAGGCTTCGCGTCGTACAACACCATGTTCACCGCAACTTTGCCCCCCGATCCTGTGCAGCGCATCCGCTACGCCGACGCCGCCAGCGCCATTACCTAATTTTGGGGACGTGCCCCCCAAAAAACAAAGGGGGAGACGGAGGGTTTTGCCAACCCAATCCTCTCCCTCTTTCACCCCGAACTCAGGAGGATGTATGCCACCACTCGATAGAGCCAAGATCACGGCAGACCTAGAGCAGCTTCAACTGGAGGAGACGCAGGAACGGGTCAACCAGATGCGCCAAGCCAAAGCAGCCCGTATCCAACGCGCCGCCAACCGCGACCGCGACATCATGCGCGACCGCGCACTCGTCAAGGCGCGGCAGGATGCGTGTTGGCATAAGAAGGGCGGCAAGGGCGTGGAGATGCTGTTGCGCGGCAATGACCATAACTTCGCCGTCGTCAAACACCAGCTTTGCCACGGTCCCATCATCATCATCTGCCAGCGATGCTGGAAGGTAGTCGAGCCGCCCGACCCGGCACTCAACGCGAAGACCGCCACCGCCGCGCAGAAGGCCGAGTACAAGCGCCTTTATGACGAGTACCTTATGTGGCTCAACCTGCCCACCGACAACATTATGAGCGGCACCCAGCTTTTCGTCATTGGAGCACCGCCGCCACCGCCAACGATGGAAACACCCGCAGCCTAGACCGATGCCGAAGACCAAACCCAAGCCGCCGAAGAAGAAGAAGAAGACACCACCACCCCGGCGACCGATCCGCGTAGCACCGCCGCCGAAACCGAAGAAACGGATGCGCGAAGCCGTTCAGCCAGAACCTATTCAGAAAGCGAGAGACACCATGACAGCAGAGCCAACCAAAAAATCAGCCGACGTGAAGACCGCCGACGAACCCATGAGCATGAAGGACCGCCGCGAACAACTACTCCAACAAGCCGAGGACAACGAAGCCGCCAACGATGAAGCCTACGAAAAGCAGGTCGAGGCTAACAAAGACTTCGCCGCGAAGATGGAAAAGGCGAGCGACCCCGCCGCACAGGAACAAGCCGATGCCGCCGCAGGGAAAGCAGCGAAGCCAAAATATGCTGCCAGCCCCACCACACCGGACTTCAAACAAGGCCAAGCCGCAGGCTGAATAACTACAGGAGTGCGCGATGGGGAACAGCAATGTCAAGCTGATGGATATCGTGGATGAGGTTGCCGTCATGGGCGACCTCACCCCGGTTCTAAAATCCACCGGAGGCTACGCCGCGCAACCCGCGCTCTCCATCGGCAACACGGTGATGGGGGAGATGCTGAGTGTGCGCTTTCCGTGGAAGTGGAACCGGGCCAAGGTTCCTGCCTTCGTGCTCACCCCACTGCAACAGGACTACGCCAGCATCAGCGGCAACACGATTGGATGGCTGGAGAACGGTGTTCGTATCGACATCAACAATACGCAAGTGCCGCCGCCGTCATGGAAGGTTGCCGCCGTCCGCGACATCGAAATCGACAACTCCATCGGAGGCTTCCCCGGCGAAGTGTGTTGGTATCCGAACAATCAACTGGAGTATGGAAAATGGCCGGGGCCGGGAGTAATCTACAGCAATCCCGTAGGACCGTCAATCGCCAACACCAACAAGGCGACCAACATTCTCGACAGCGCCGGAAACATTCTCGTGTTGACGCAGTACGGCACCACCGGAGCTACCGCACCAATCGCCGCCAGCGGAGCCGCAGTGGGTGTAGTTATTCCCGACGGTAGCTGTGCATGGACCGTAGCCGACCCGAACGCGCAAGGCTTCCGCTTCCTTCCCCGGCCACCGTATGGGGGAAACGTTTGGCTCATGCGAATCTTCGCGCAGATGAAGCAGCCGCCGCGCTTCACTAATCTAGGCCAGTTCATCGAGCCGATCCCCGACGAGTACAGCAAATGGTTTATCGACGGCTTCATCGCTTATAGCCACCGCTACTCCTCGAACCCCGCCGTACTCGCCCGGTTCCCGCGAATGAAGTTGGATTGGTTGGATTCGGTTGCCGCTGCCGCCCGGCAGGGCGACCGTGAGGACGAAGCCAAAGGCTTCTACCCGGATCAGGCCATCGCGTCTCCGAGCTTCGTTCAGGATCAGGGACCGTACCCGTATCGCTTTGGATGGAGGTAGGCCATGAGCGTAACGCGAAACATCCAATCGAGCATCCTGTTTGCGTTGCCCTTCATCGGCTACCAGCCAGCCAACATCTCAAACGGCGAACCCGCGCTCACCGCCGCCAATCTCATCAAGCAAACCATTTTAGGAGCGCCGTTCAAATGGCCGTGGAATCGCGTCAACTTTGAAATCAGCATCCCCACAATGGACGCCTTTGGCGATGTGGATGTAGTGCAGGACTATGCCGTAGCCGCCACACGCTTTGCGTTCCTCGAAAAAGCATGGCTGACCGACAGCACAACCGGAGAAGTGAAAGAACTACCCATCGTCTCCAGTCTCGCCGCTGAAAGTGCAGTGATGCGACCGCAGAGCATCGCCGTGCAAGCGCAGGACGACGACGGTGTAACCCTCAGAATCAATTCCCTGCCCGACCGCGCTTATCTGCTTAACGGCTTCTACCAACAGATTCCGTTGTTAGTGACTTCAATGGCTTCGTCCTGGGGGCCGATCCCCGATCACCTTGGCTACATCTACGACTGGGGTTTTTTGGCGATGCTCTCGATGATCACCAAGGACGTTCGACAGGCTGTGTTTCAACAAAAGTTTATCTCCCACCTGTTGGGAGCGCAGGACGGAATCACCGCCACCCAGCGCAACATCTTCATCGGAGAGTGGCTTGCCCTCATGGGGGAAACCGGACGCAATCAGTTGACCACGCAGCAAGGCGTACAAGCCCGGAGTGCAACCTAGATGGCCGGGCCGCTACAGATCGAGGGAGCGCAGGGCGCACCGAGCGACTACGCCCCGTTGCACGTCAACCGCATGGTGACGGGCTACTGGACTAATACAAACCCGCTCCGCGATGCAGCGA